TCTCCCACCCACCCTTTTTGTTTATTTGATTGCAGTTACTGGGCTTTTGGTCTTCTCCCTGCTCCTTCCTGCCGCCATGGGATTCGCCCACGGCAAACCATCAATCGTTGAGGCATGGGACTGGAAAAATATCCTGTTTGTGGTGCTGATTTTCTTTGCCCTCAGTCAGTACAGAATCACGCGCTGGTTCGTAGCTCTTCCTCTTATTCTGATTTTCGGGCTCTATATGCCGGCAGGTTTGCTTTACGGGAAACCCAGCCTCATCGTTTCAATAGCCGTTTTGCAGACCAATCCCGCAGAAGCAGGTGAATTTCTCACGAACATCCCTTGGCAGGTTTTCGCGGGCGTCATTGGGCTTTTGGCCAGCGGTTTTATAGGTGTCTTCTACAGCTCAAAGATCAGAGTTTCAGCAAAAATCATTTTGGGTATCGGCGTGGCGTCCTTCATCATCGGGGAAATGATTTCTTTCGGAAGCGCCGTAAATTCGAAAGCAATCCAGACGGTTTACTTTTTCCGTCTCCTCAGACCCAGTGTAATTGATGGCTATGCCGCCCTAAAGGAAGAAGAAAAGCTAGGTACTCCCTCGTGGCAAATCGCTTCCGTCAAGCCTCGATATAAAACCTATGTCGTCATTATTGGTGAAAGCCAACGGCGCGATTACGCATCTGTTTACGGTTATCCACTAAATACGACTCCGTATTTAAACAACGCCAATGGCACCTTCTTCTCAAACTTTATTACCGCTGGTGGCAATACTGTTATCTCGCTGCCAAGGATGCTTTCTTACAACATTCCCGGCTCTGAGCAATACAGCAAAGATGACAATATTGTTACTCTCGCCAATGCCGCTGGCTTTGACACATGGTGGATTTCCAATCAGGGGCGTGGCGGGCCATTCGACAACCCTATTGCTCAGATCGGCATTCGAAGCCACCACACAATCTGGCTGAAGGGCAATTGGGCAGACGAAAATATAGATGACGATAATCTGCTGCCAAAAATTCAGGAGGTGCTGAAGACTAAACCGTCAGAAGATAAGCCCAGATTGATCTTTGTCCACCTGATGGGGTCGCACCCAACTTTCTGTGAACGTCTGTCCGGGCGTCCTGTTGCATTTAATGTCGGAGACAGTGCGATGAATTGCTATCTGACTACTTACCGCACCTCCGACGCCTTCATTAAAAGGACTGTTGATCTTCTGAAAACTGAAGCCGGTGATTCATGGTCACTCTTATATTTTTCTGATCACGGGCTGTCCATGCAAGAGAAACTGGGAACCCCTTTGGGCAAAGAGCTCATGCACGGGACCGCTTTTCGTCAGAACTATGAAGTACCTTTTCTGAATATTTCTTCTGACAGTAGAGCTCACGATGTCAATCCGGCGTATAGAACAGGATTCCGTTTACTGGAGGGAATGGCCGAATGGATGGGAATCAGTGCCAGCAATATCAATCTTAAGAATAGTCCTGATTTCTGGAGCAAAACGAACGACGAAGACATCCATGTCGCAGGCAAACAGCTATACCATCAGCTGGCAAATGACCCCGCTCTGCACTTCAGTTCCCAATTATCTCAGAACCGCCAACAAAATTTGCCATATCCCCCGCCACGCATGTAGCTCTCATTGTTTCCTTATCCGCCGCTACTCTGACAGATAAGCTCGCACCTTCTCCAACCAGCTCTGCGCCTTCGCCGAGTAGGCTTTCGCATCGGGCAAGTCGCTCTTGAGCACGGTCTCCGGAATCGCGGGCTGCTTGCAGATCGCTCGCGGCTCGGGTGTCTGCTGCGTCGCGCACGCGGACAGCAACAGTCCGCACAGTGCGAGCGCTAACCATGGCTTTATCTCGTGCCGCCAGCGCCTCGGCCAGCTGTTTGCTCTGTTTCTCATAGCGTTCCTGCGCCTCCTTTTCTACCGCCCTGGTCTGCTTCTGCCAATCAGATTTAAGCTCGCTGATCTGAGCTTCATACTTCTCCGCCGTCGAGGATCTTCCTCTGGAGTACCCCCAGAACGCGGACGCTATCAAAGCGCCAATGATGACACCGGCGACGACCAGATTCCTTTTCCCCATACTTGCCTCTATAAAAACTCAATCCGCTTCTTGAAGGACTATTCAAAAGGGAGCCCCTGCCCTCTGCAACCTTGCTATAATGCTTTGCGTAAGGTTTCTTTCCTTACCATGGTTGTATCAAATCAGTCGATTGGTCTCCCCGGAAGAGCACACGCTTTTCCGGGGCTTTTTTATATCATCAGGCAAACCCGAGCCATTAATATAGCTATAATGACTGGGACGAGAGCTTTCTCCTTTTTGCCCTGCGTCCTCGCTTCTCGTCATCCCCCGGCTTTTGCCGGGGGTTTCTGTTTTCAGTTATTTCAAAGCAAGCACGATCTGAATAAACGTATAGCGGTTCATAAGAACCATTCCTTGAAGCAATGAGCCACAAAGAGGACCGCGAGTGCGGAGCCACAAAGAGCCAGCACCCATCGGCTCAAGCGAACAACCCACGGCAGTTCTGAATCCTTCTTCATAATCAGCCACCTCAAAACCGGTGCTAATACCGCTATAATTTCAGTCACGGGAACATTCCTTAATTTGTTCGTTTCCGTCCTCCCCGGAAGAGTTGCCGCTCTTGCCGGGGTTTCTGTTTTCGGTTATTTCAAAGCAAGCACGATTTGAACAATCGTATAGACAAGCCCTGTAGCACCAGCAAACGCAAGAGCTGAATACTTAACCCCAGTGGCTACGCCTCTGAAAAATGCCTTTTTAAGTTCCATATCTCTCATACGCTGCCCCAAATTTTCATTGCGCTTGATATAATTTTTCATGTAGATGTGGTCCATCTATGTGTAACGTTTCTTAAGTCTCTGTTATGATTCGTTCCATCCCCGGAAGAGTTCCTGCTCTTGCCGGGGATTTTTACAGAGATCGGATAAAACCGATGACGCCCAGCACACCCCCAATAACGGCGCAGGCGACCAGCACGAGTTCTTTCCAGAAGTGAAAACGCTCCTTTTTGTATTCGCTGATAACCGCTTGCTGAGCCTGTTTCAACTTCTGTTCATCCATAAAAGCCTCTGGCTTATCTATTCTTTCTTTGGTATCATCTCTCACGTACAGACCTCATATGTACACATTGCTCAGTCCCCGAAAGAGCTGCAACTCTTCCGGGGATTTCTTTTAACTGAGAAAGAGCTCCTTCTCTGCCTCTCGCCTCCTCACCAACCCCGGAAGCTCCCTCCCTCCCGCTCGCGCCCAACGCTTGAATTCATACCCCGCATTAATTACCTTGCCGGCATTAAAAAGTTTGAGGAGAGTAGATCTGCGAAGTGCCCCAGCGCCACAGTTGTATGCAAAATCCAACAAAGCGATGAACTGCCCTTGCGTTACAGCGACCCTGACAGATCGGGACAGCACATCACGAAGACGGTAAAGCTCAGACTCCAGAAGCTCGTCTGCCTCCTCTTGAGTAATCTTTATGTCCCTGATGACAGGGTTCCCAGACGCCAGGCGTGTAGAGCCATAACCCACAGTCCATACCCCCGCAGGATCCCGGTAGGAAGTCAGCCGGCACCCCTCGTTCGACTTAATGAAGGGGACCGCAATTGCCGGGTCCCACACCGAAAATTCTTTCTTTTCAGCCATGATCTCTCCTTATTTTGTCAGCCAAAGGACAAGATTCGGCCCGCACACGCCTTTCAATTTCCTGCTCTTTCTGCATATCCATAAGCACACCAACCTCTTGCTTTAGTTTTTGAATTTCAGCTATACTGGCGTTGTGCATAAGTTCCTGTGTGTAAAGTGGAATAAAAAAGCCCTCGGGAGTTCGCTTCTCCCGAGGGTTTTCGTTTGATGGGGAGGATCCCCTATCCTTCTATTTGTCTCTGTGCTGCCGGGGAATCTCTCCCCCGCTCACCACATCTGACGCCATCGCCTCTGACCGCTCTTCCATCGCTTTCAGCATCTTGCGGATCGGCGCCGGGATGATTGACCCATACCCCATGCGCTCAATATTTTCTAAAATGCTGCCAAAGTCGTTCAGGCAGAAAGCAAAGACCGCCGCATCCCTGACACTGACGAAAGGTATGACCGAAGTGATATCCAGCCCATGGCAAAGTGCCACGAGGCTCAGCATGACGATCTTTTTGGTGATGCCAAGGAACCCCGTACGGGAATTCCACTGCCCGGTCTTCATCGCGGCATAAGTACCGCTCAAATAATCGACGACGATAAAAACAAACAGCCATTCAATCGCGTCATCGACCGGGCCAAAAAGAAAGGAGCACAAGGCTCCCAGAATCCCGCCAACCGCCAGAAAAACGCGGGATGAAAAATCAGGAATCAGATCCACCTGTGCCCCCATCAAAGACATTGCTCAGCCTTCAGCAGCAGAATCCGTGATTTCGTCCCCGGACTCGTCGTATGTCTTCTCAATTCCCTTATTGGCGTCCATCCAAACATCAAAAGATATTGTTCGGACACGAGTCTTCGGTACAGAGGCAAGCGCCTCGCGAAGTTTACGCTGAGTTTCGGCGGAGTCCGCAGAATCACAGTTCATGAGAATTTGAACGGTATACCGGTTGTAAACGGTCATGGTTTGCTCCTATTGAAATGTAAAGATTGATATTTGTGGCCCTATGCCGTACGCCGCCACATATTTACCGCAATGTAGGGGTTGCGGACGCTAAACGCCTGCCCACCCCCTGTTGCCCCAACTCCCACCGTGTGCGTGTGGTTCCCTGCGCCGTCGACTCCGACGTTATGCATATGGCTGGCATTAATATTCACGATGGAGGAATCGGTAGCGTAACCGCTGTTTGACGGTTGCTTGCCCGCTCCAAGGCTGCAGACGCCGCTGGCTGTGATGCCAAGACCGCCCGGGTTGAAAGAGCCCGTGAGGTTGGCTGTGTCCGTTCTTGCGGCGTGCCCATGCCATCCCGCCTCCCCCGTCCACGCAGTATGTGCATGAGACGGCATCTCTTCTACCGTCAGTGTGTGGGTATCTGAACCACCCTCACTCCCCACAGCGAACCCACCGCCTGTTGCCACTAAAGCACGGCCAGCCCCAATTGCCACCCAAGTTCCGCCAAAGAGTGTCCCTGGGTCGGTCGAATCAATAGAGCAATAGATAGAACCTACTGGATATGCCGCAAGCTTTGCCTCAGCGACAGCCGCCGCGATCAGAGAGCTCAGCTCATCCTTTTTCGCGTAACCAGCAAGAACAGAATCCGCCTCAATCGCCTGGATGCTCGCCGCTTCCTGAGCTTTCACAGCAGACACAGAAGTAGCCTGCGCGGCCGTTACGCTCTCAGTTGCTGTGGATTGGGTGGCTGTCACAGCCGCTACCGCTTCATTTTTTTGTGTTTGAATCGCCGCTACGGCCGCCGCTTGAAGATCTGTTATCGCCTGTTTTCCATCCGAAACCGTGGTTGCAGCAGAGGACGCGCTGGCCGCAGCATTTTCAGCGTATGTTTTGGCATTAGATTCAGAGGCTGTGATCTGATCGAGGATGTCCTGCGCCTGCTGTTTAACGTAAGCGGCTTCTGTACCGCCTTCTGCGTCTAACTGGGCAACCAGCTCCTCAAGCTTTTTCTGCAAGCTCGCTATGCCTGCCTCGACATCGCCAGAAACAGAACCCCCTGCCGCGGTGACAGCAGAAACCTGCTTACTTCCCTCATCTTGAATTTCTTTGATTTTGCTGGCGGTCTCTGTCACTACCCCGGACGCGCTTTCCGCGGCCGCGTCAGCGCTCGCCTTGGCTTGCGTTGCGAAGCCTTCCGCCGCTGATGCCCTTGCTTTGAAATCAGCAAAAACATCCGCAAGCTGATGAAGATTCTCCGCGCTTGGCTCTAACCCGTTTTGCTCGATAAGAGTAGTGAATTCAACCATCAGCATGTAGTAAAACCATGCCCCGGGCGTTGTCGGCGGCTTCCCCGTTACAGGATCCCCATTGGATGGATAGCCAACAGACGGATTACTGGGTCGCTTCGGCGGCGTATCAGAAGCATCCGCTAAGAATTCAAATTTCATGGTGCCACCTAAAAGAAAATACCTTTATCGGGAAACGGTTCTTCTCGATAACAAAAACCCCGCCACCAGATTGAACTGTCTGAACGGGGTTTGCCTGTTTTATGAAGGTTTAAATATGAATGCAGGGGAGCAGAACCAAAGCCGGAGGCTGTACCGTTCCGGATCGCCCATAAATCGGGTTACTGCGACTGGCATCAAAGTGAACGGCTGCGGTCATGTCCCCTATCCAATTTGATGCGTCTCCGGCAGCTCTCGCGTTCTTCGTTTCCTGCCAAAAAGCTCCGTCCGTGCTGACAGGCTCACAATACATCTGTTGACGACCATCACCTCCGTACTGCGTCACGTTACCTGCAATATTCGGAAGACCAGGCTGAAGATAAGCGCCAACGTTTGAAGTCCCACCCCAAACTGTACGATCTATCAAATAAGGGACATTGAAAGTTGTAGAGCCATTCCCCGCCCCATACTGCGTCCCAATCATCGCAAATAGATTCGGATACCCCGTCCGGCTCACGGCTCTCCCATCACAGACAAGCCAGTTCCCATTAGGGGGAGTGGATTTCGGGAAAAACATAATCATCCCGGAAGGGACCACTTCAACCTGTGAGACTTTCGCCTGAATCTGTGCCGCCACATCAGACAAAGCCTGATTCACGGTCCTGATCTGCGCTTTAATCGCGGCGTCAAGCTGAGTCAGATCCGCCGCGTCGGGAGTAACCCCTCCCCCTTTGATCGCGTTAACGATCTCCTGGGTAACGGCGTTGTACCAATAATCGCCAATCACCGTCGCAAGAACACCCCCCGTAGGGCTGCCGTTTGTCGGATATCCCTCTGAAGAAGCAGAATTCGGCAGCTCCGGGGGATAAGAAACCGCGCGGGACTGATAGACTGATTTCATATTTATTAATCCTCAAAATACCCAAAAATTACATTGGTATGCGCTGGGGCGTAATGCCGGATTACGCATTCAATGACAGAATCCCCCCACCAGGCCAGCGCCTCTTCCGCTGTCCCTATCGCCGTATGCCTCGAAACGGTAGCGCCGGCATTTTTGTAAACATGGACTCTCCACTGCGATGCCCAGCCCGTCCCGCTCGCAAACGGCGTTAAAACTGTGCTTAAAACCGTTTGATTAAACAACTCGTCAATCGTGATGCTGTATCCATAGGTTTTTGCCAGATCAACAAAAAACTGAAGACTCTGTGACCCGATTGTTGTAATTTTCTGCAGCAAGGCCTGCCGGAGAATGGTTTCAGTCAACCCATCCGCGAGCAGCGACCCCCAGGCCTCAAGGCAGGAATCAGGAACCCCCCATTGGGTGATCCAATCTTCAAATGTCTCAGAACAAAACCGCGGATCCGCCTCATTAATGAGCGCCATTGCCTGCGAATCTACACGGGAAAACTCCACCGCCCAACATTCAATCAGCATCGCCATTACGGAACCGGTATCATCCCGAGGCCATGCTGGCCCAGGAGGCAGCAGCGCTTTGATATTGGCGTCATATTCAGCTGCGGTTACTGCCATGTGATTTCTCCAACAGTGGGAAGAATCTTGTTCCCTAGCGCTATATTCCCGGCCGGTGTGACGAGCGTGTGATCTGCCTCACCGACAGCCGCGGAAATAGCGGCTCGGATATGGGACAAATAAATCACTGCGCCCGGTCCGCCTTCCTGCCTGAAAAGTGTCTCCAGAGAGGCTTTTACCGCGGCTTTCACCGTGTCATTGTTAGGGTCGAGCCCGGATATCGTGAATGGAATTGCCTGAATGGTCGGCGCAGATACGGTGGCATTAGCCGTAACCGGGCGAACAGAGTCAATGTATGCCTGCACTTTCTTAATCATTTCTGCAGAGGGCAGAATGTCGCTGCTGTTATCGCATACGAAACGGATGGTCACCGTCCCCGGCCCTCCTTCAAGCGGGTACACCCAAGCCCTGGTTACTCCCTCAATCTCAAGTGCCCACGCTTTGTAATCGGCCGCAGTCCCGGCATGCGGTGGCTCCCTTACCCGCGAAAGCAGACGCGCGCGCAAAGATTCGTCCGTTTCCTCGTCGGCCCCTCCGGAAATGCCCTCTGCCGTCTTGCATTCGCTGGAAATTCCTTCAATAGGAGAAACAAGAACTAACGTGTCGCCCGCCGATACATTGCCTGCCGTCCCCGCAGTCAAAGCTCTGACCGACGCTTTCCCTTCCGAGACCGCGGATGTCGTTTCATATACCGCCTCATTATCAGCCTGCAACAAGGTTCCCTCCGGTACCGTGGCTCCCTCTTCCAGGACTGTAAAAACCACCGTGCCGCTGGCCAGAGAAGGTTGTTTGCGGACAAGCCCGTAAATAGACGCCCAACGGTCAAGGTACTCCGCCTCTGCTGTATCAAAAAACAACTGTCGGCTTAAAAACTCAATAAAGCCGTGCAGCTCATGGCTCACCCCTGCAAGCACACGCGCATACACTTTCGCGTTGGATCTGCGAAGCTGAGAAGTTGATAACCGTGACTCAAGATCCGCGTCAATGCGGCCAATCAGCGTTTGTAAATTCGGTCTTTCAAATGGCATTTTCAACTTCCCCAAACGTTCTGAAACTGCAGGTTAAGTGTTGCCTGATCAGGTCTTTTTATGACTACATTCAGATTCAGCTGCTCCACCCCGCCTCGTTCCGCGGAAACGCTTACCGATTCCGCTACATGGTCATCGACCAGCCACTGAAGTGCATCCTCGGCATACTCCCTCGCAAGCTTCAGCGTGCTGTCGGTCAGTACCTCTCTGGATAGCAGCCAGAGTTTTGATCCTATTGGCGGCTCATCATCGTTATATGAATCTGCCCACCACCCCATCCTGCTTTTCCCCGGCAGCACATCATCTTCCCCAGCCCGCTTCCAGGAAAAAAGGCTGATGATGATGGAACGAACCAGTGGCTCAGTATCAAAGTCTGAAAGTGTCGCCTGATGCCTGCCGTTTAAGAAAAACTGCATATTTCATCCCCCTCCCAAGCGACAAATTATTCCTGATACAAAAAGCTTTAACCAAGGAAGCGCTCGTCCCCAGAGCCTTATCTTTTGATCCGGATCCAGTAGTTTTAAGATGAGCATGGCTATAATTCCC